GTCAATAAAGCAATCGCCGTTGCTATTTTCATTAATGTTTTCGCCTTTAGTGACGATTGAAAACTTTCTAAACTACCCCTAACGCCGTCAAGAATGCCTGTAATATTTGACATCATACCGGTACCGTCTTCGGAGAGTTGAGTTAATGAATCTATGAACCTTTTTATACCAACACCTATACCAACAAGTAGACCGCTATTCAACATTGCTACTGCGCGATCAAAGTCCATGTCTTCAAGTTCTTCTATAATTATCGTTTGTAATTTACCAAAACCTTCGCTAACGATACTTGCTAGTTTGTAGAATAACGGCGCTGCAACCTTTAAGGAGTCAACCATCTTACCAAGTCCGGTAGCTAGGAGTTTCCCTATGTCGACAAATGGTGCAAATCGGGCCTTTAATTTATCGCCAAAGTTGTCAAGTCCACTTAATTCAATGTCGTCGAACTGACCAAATATCTTTAATATTTCTGCAAACGCGCCTTTAGTTTTTGAAACTGTCTCGGACATGATACGCCCTAAGGTTTTAACTGCTTCTACGATTTTATCTACTACCCTCTTAAATATATCAGAACCTTTAAGAGATTCATTTAAACTAACGAGAAAGTCGCCCATAGAAGCTGTGGTATCTAATAGGGGTTTTGAAGCTAGACCTAACGAACTAGCTATATCGATAATGCCGGTAGCTAAAGCGAAGGCTATAGACTTACCTATATCTAAAACGGCAAATAAGCCCTTAAAAGTGCGCTTTATCTTGTCTGCTGTTTCTTCTCCTATTTTGAAGTTCATGGTTAAATGTCTTAGCCCCCATGTTAATTCAAGCAATCGTTTGCCAGTCATTGGAGGAAAGATCTCTTTAAAAGCCTTTTTTATCGGGATAATTACTGATTGTAAGCCCTCAAATGATTCCTTTAGGGCCTGAAGTAATGCGGTTCTACCGTCATTAACATTCCAGAATTCCAACATGGCGTTTCTTGCGTCCATAGCTGGAGCTGTTAATTCAGCAAAGGCATCACTTATACCGGATAGCGTTTCTTTAGCCACATCAAAGTCACCTATAATCCATTCCCATGAAACGGCCCAACCGGATTGAATAGTTTCTTGCATGGTACTAAATAATTGTGTAAATGTTTTTACTTTAGTTGCGGCATCTATCAATGCTTCATCTTCAGCGAACTTCGACAACGTCTTTGTGAGTACCTCGGCTGATAACCAACCTTTTCTTAAAGACTCTCTAAACGGTACAGATGCGTCGACATATACACCCATTTCTTTAGCTGTTTCCTGTAATGCTGTTTTAAAAAGCTCACCACCCATACCTGCATTAACAACAGAGTTCCAATCCTGAAGTTTCATTGAACCTGCAGATATAGCCTGAGATAATTGATACATTGCGGTTGATGCCTGCAGTGCCGATGAACCTGAACCGGCAGCCAGATTAGCTATACCTTTGATTGAGGAAATAGCAATATCTAAATCAACACCTGCGGCGGTAAAGGTTCCTATATTCTTAGTCATTTGAGCAAAGTTATAAATGGTTTTATCTGCGTACTCATTAAGTTCGGCTAATCCTGCATTAATCTCGAGAAGAGACGTTCCCTTACTTGCCGTATTCGTAAGGATTGTTTGTATAGCGTTGATTTTTGTTTCGTACTCTTGTAGACCACTCATGATGGGCTTTATAGTTAAAGCATTAAGCATTCGTTTAGCGGTATTAACTGCCGTATTTGCAATATTGACAAGCGCAGTAACACCCACAATACCCATCATTGAGAATCGATTAGATATAGCCTCAACACCTGAGGAGATTCCCGCAAGTGAGAAGTTTCTACCTACTTTATTTAAGTTTGTTAAACTTTTGGCGGATTTATCTAAATTAAGACCTTGTTTCAAGTTACCTAACGACTTAACAGTAGTTGATACGCCTTTTTCAAACTGACGATTATCAAATTGCATTTGGACAATCCGTCTATCAATACTCATATGTTTACTACCTCCTTCCATGCTTCATTTGCTATTGTTTCGAATATCGGTCGCATCGTCGGATTTATGTAATCAATACCGGTAACGTAACCGCCGTTCTTTGTGGCATGTCCATACTGTAATAGTACAGCAATTAGTACGCCCGAAACCTCGTTAGTGTTTGACCACTCGAGGAAATATGAAACCCCTTTCTTGCGCACGTTATATTCCCAGGAACTAGCGGTTAGTCCGGTATCTACGGGGGTGGCTAAAGCAAGGGCTAGGGTTCCTTCTTGACCGTACCTATGCAGTACTTCTAAAATATCGAAATCTACTGCATTTTCAAGAAACGCCTCAGTTTTTTTGAAAGACCCTTTCTGCTTTATCCTAATCCTCATACAGATCCCCCTATTTTTTAAGTGCTATATTTACTTGGTCTTGAACTGTCTTATAGTCATAACCTGCGGCAGCGAGTAATCGTTTACGTTCTTCACCATTATCCCATTTACCAGCAATAACTTCTTCAGCTGTACGTAGAATTTGGTTAACTCGTTGTTGAATCTGATTATAACGGTGTCCAGCTTTTGTCAGACGATGTCGTCTTTCATCACCGTTGCCCCAAGCACCCTTAAGTACAGCTCTAGCTACCATTTTAATACGTTCTTCACGCTTATTTGTATTATACGGATCCGTTACTTTTGGTTCTGGCATATAATTCATATCCACATTACCAATAATCCCCGGAACCTTACCGTTACTTGCGTATTGATGTATCGAACATGGGAAGTCAGCCCCTCCTGTCCAGTCAGCAAGCCAGTTAACATACCCATTAAGTATTGTTTCATCGTACATGTTCTTACGATAGTCCTTGTTGAAATATACTCCCGCAGTATAACCTAACCGCTCTACTTCTTCGCAGAACGCTCTTGTATGTGCGATACATTCCTGCTTACCTATAGTGATGCCTTTTCTTTTAGCGTATCTAACCGAGTCGTATTCAAGATCAAAGAATACAAGCGTATCTTTATACAATCCGGCTTTCTCAAGTTGTTCGACACAAAACGTAGCTTCTTTTCTTGCAGCTTCGACGTTTAGTGCGTATGAGAAATGATACACACCAACAATTGGTAGTTCTACAGATATACATTGTGCCGCATACTGCATGAACCGAGCATCAAGGTGTTGAGAGTACCCGGTTCTTAAAATTACAAAATCAACAGCTTTTTTAACTTTATCAATATCGATAGACTTTTGCCATTTGGAAATGTCTATACCTTTTAACATTTAATATCACCCCTTAGTATTTAATTGTTTTCTACGTTGAGCATTAAGATCACGATTTCTAGCGTTCAGATCATTCTTACTTAGTTTCTTAGGTTTTTGATTTTTTACATTACATACATTGATTAATGTTAGTAATCGATTAAGATGCCATTTCTGACATTCCATCGGTACAGTCATCGCTATCATCCAATAATATATAATCTCAGCTGTTATTATTTCTTTATTCTTAGTTTTCTTCTCTTCTATGAATATGGTTGCGGTCATAGGAGCTTCAATATACTCGCTAACTTTACGCATATTCTTTTCGGTTATAAAATTATATGCTTCGGGTTTAACATTCTGTGTAAGCGTCATACAACGTATATAGTCGACAGATTCCTCATAAGTTTTTGCTTCGTTAGATAGGAATGGTCGGTTCCATTTTGATTCCCATTTGGCAAGCGAAACTAAAGAGTGTTCCAACTTTAACGTTTGCTCATTAGTTATGATAAACACGCTATTTACATCATCAAATTGTTCACCTTTGGGTATCGTTATGGTTAACATGATAAACCTATGTGTTTGGCGCAGTCATAGGTGGTTGAACCTTAGGTGTAATACCATTAACAAAGTCAGCAGCAGCTTTCGCGTCCGAAGCAAGCTCCATAAACAGTACACTGTATGCCTCTGTCTGTACAAAGTCATTACGAACTATATCATTCTTTATGAAACGTCTACCGTCTGACGATTTAACTCCATGCGCTTTTACGATTAGATCTTTGAAGATCTCTACGATCGCTTTATTGTCCTCAGCCGCTACTATCGCCTCTATGGCTTTTACTAGTCCGCCTTTTGTCGATAATTCCATCTCAGTTAATTCAGCTTTTGATAAGTTGAAGTAGAAATCCTCAGTACGTTCTCTATCGTCATAGTCGGTAAACGTGATTGTTTTTTTTAACATAATAATTTGCTCCTCTCAAGCGTCTAATAAAGTGTAAGTGAAAAGTTATAGAGTCCCCATTACGAAGACTCTATATCTTGTGTAGTTCTTATACTGCTTCTATAATAGCAACGATTTCGTCTGGAGTTGGTAATTCGGGATCTGTCGCTGCATCACCATAAAGTAATAATTCTATTTGTGCTAATTTAGCCGCATCTATAGTTCTTGAATCAATAACTAATGAAGCTGTTGGCTTATGACCTGTAACTGCGATTGGTGCAGTTGATATTTCCCAAGAGAAAGTGATAGCTTCTGGTGATTCATTGATTGTTTGGTACGCTTTTTCAGATGGAGCAGCTGTGGCACCATAGATAAGATGTAGTTTGTAACCGTGATCATCACCATCAACATCATTACCTACCTCTGTTCTATAGCATAAACCGAAAGTCTTTCTTGTTTGCTGACCAACAATGATTCCAACCGCCGGTGCAGCCGAACCATCACACTCTTCAAATTCTTCAGGATAAGTAAAAGCCTCAATTGTCGCGCCAAATTCTTCAATCGATAACATGTTAAGATACTTCATATTATCGGCATACATAGGATTCGGTTCAGCACCCGATGGACTTTCTGTAACAGCAGTTAACCCGTTCCATGCAACACCTAGTGGATACGCTCCAGCAGCATCTCTAGGATAAAGTACTCCCTTTTCTATACCGGTTTCATAAACACGTTCGCCGACTGCATCCCATACTAATATAGCCATTTATAATTCCTCCTTAATAATATAGGTTATAAACATCATGATTCAAATTACTAGTCGTAAAGTGCCGATCGAAACCACAAAGCGGTAACTCTGCAATGTCGTCGGGTATAAGACTGTCTGGATCACGATCTATAACGGTTATTTTATATTGTTTTTTTGCTATATACCTTATGTCATCCGCATATTTTACATCTTCGCCAATGCGAGAATATACTATAGCTGGATAACTCATCTTAACCGTTTCAGGGGGTTGGAAATATACTTCGCTGGACCCTAATATCGCCTCAAGAATTGCTTGAAGGTTAATCCGTGTCCCCATTATAAACACCCCCTATAGTTAGGATTAATCGAGGAGTTAATACCTCGATATTTGTGACTTTCCAGAACGCACCCATCCATTCAACAAATCGCATTGTATGGAAATGATTGTAAGCGAAAGGGTCAGCGAGAATACTAATTCTATTATTGATATTTAAATTCTCGTTAACCTTCTCACCTATTTCCCATTTTCGGGTGTTTTTTATAACATCCCCGAAGTACTGTCGCTTAGTTATAACCTCGGTCCATACTCCGGGAGAAGTTTCAGTAGTTATACCGTAGCCAACATTACCCCAAAACTTTCCCATTTTGAACCTCCTTTATTATTAACCAGCAGCTTGTGCTTTCTCGATAACAACAGCTGATCTGATCTTAGTAAGAGCACCAGAACAACGAGTTTCGATCAGGTATTTATGTTGGTTGAAGTCAATATCAAAATCATCAAACATAGATACTTGTCCACCTTTATCAGCACCTGAAGTATAATCTCTAAGATTAACCATAATACCAATAAGGTCGTGATCAGTACCGCCAACATCTCGATATACGTTCTCCATAACTTCAACCTCAACGATCTTCTTAACTCTAAGTTTCTTAGTTAATTCGTCGATTGTGCGGAATCGGTATTCCCCAGTTACGGTGTTCTTAAGTAACAAGTAGTCTGTAACTTTATCAGCAGTTGTGTAGAAGTTAGGTGTACCACTACCCTTGTATTGTTTTCTTGCTCTAATGATAGCTTCAACTTCATCTAAAAGACTTACGTCGTCTGCTAGTTGTACTTTTGCAGTATAGATGGCATCATCAGTGTAGATAGGTCTAATTTTGCTTTCGTTGATTTTATCTGCATGATCAAACGCTCTACCATCACCAATAAGATATGCTCTAGCTCGTTCCTCATCAAGCATCAGACGCATTTCCATCTTTAACCACGAAACAACGTTTAAATCTGTGATGTCGATTATATCGTCACGATCCAATTTTTGTTTCTTGTAAATAGTTGTAGCCTCTGTAGTTCTCTTAAATAATGGGAATACTTCTTCGAACTTTTCGGCACCTGTAACGTAACCTTTAGCTCTGGCTTCATCGGCTGTGATGTCAGCATACATACTCTTGATTTTAGCAAACGGTGTCTTGTGAACTGCGGCTAATACGTCATTAACCCACTCTGCTCTTCGCTTATCAAATTCTGGCGCGCCACTTCTAGCAAGTTTAGCATCAGGAAATAACACATCGATGTTATCAAGGCCGTAAGTCCCAGCATGTAGTAACTCATCAAGAGTGGTAGAATTAGCTTCTGCATGCATTATAACAGCTTCTTTTAAAGATCCTGTTTTAGCAGCATTAATCATGATTGTTCCAAATTGTGCATGAGTCAGTGTCTTAGATTTTACTTCTTTCTTTTGGGTCTTATCAAATACATTCTTCTTCATTTCTTTCTTCCCCCCGATATGTTTTATTATTTTATTAATATCATCACCAGCAGTATCATCGCCAGCAGCAAGGTTATCGTCAGTTTCACCGACTGCATGTGCGATCATAGCATAAACAACATCTTTCTGCTCATCGTCAAGCGTGTCGAATACTTCTTTCATAGTCTTTTCGTCTGATGCTGCATGTTCTAAGTCATCTAACGATAGAACCGTACCTGTATAGATTACGGCCTCAGTTAAGTCGTCAACGTAATTTCCATCACTATGCTCGATCGATACATTATCGATTAATGCGCCAGGATTAGCTCCGGATAAAACTAGACTTACCTCTTTAATGTCACCATGCATAACATCTTGAGCTTTTTGTATCAAACCATTAGCAAAGATAGAAAGGGCTTTAATATCGCCATGTTTTACTAATTTTTTAGCATTTACTCCAGCTTCGGTATCGTTAAATGAGGCATACGTATATACACCATCATCTCTATGCTCTAAAATAGCATAACCTAAGATGTTTGAAGGTTCATTACGCATATGTTGCCATACTAGTGGCACTGTTGCCCCATCATTATGTTTAAAAGCGTCTTTCTTAATAATACGTCCATCTGAACATTTAAGATCGTTCTTGGTTGCATAACCACTAAAATCATATTTCATGTTGTTAGTCTCCTTTCGACTATTGTTTAAGGTTCTTAGTGACTGTAGGTATTACCTCATCACCGCTAGCGTTTAAATTCTTATTTCGCAATTCCTCAGCTCGAGGGTCGTCGGATGGCTTCATACCTATAACCGCTCTAACATCGTTCGATGACATTATTTCATTTCTTGTAAATTTATCAGCAATATCAGCTAATTGTTCAACAGGAACTAATTTGAACGGATCTCGGAAATACTCAACTGATTGACCTTGCGATCGAGCAGTTTTAGTGAGAAATTTTCGTGTCATTTCACCAGTTATGGCGGCAGTGACCGGTTCGACTGTACGGTTATAATAATTTAACATCGTTTTTTCATCAGCGGTACCATCAAATATACTCTCAGTTAGACCTAACTGGCTATATAGCATACTCGTTAGGTATTCGATTTGAGCCATAAGATTGTTTTCTGCTGGACGATTTAACTGTGTAATTTTTTCCGTACCATCAGTATAAGCTATACCATATTTAGATCCTGTCAACTGTAACTCTAGATCTTTCTTTCTTTGTTCCGCTTGCTCTCGTCGCATTTTCGATCGTATAACATATGGTAATTGAATAATGATATCTAATTTACCCGAACCGCTTGCTTCGTCAATAGTGTCAAGTAGTGTAATTTTTCGAATTAAACGCTGTAAAATTGAGTTCGGTTCGTTCATAACAGCGTATAATGGATTTTCAACTACGGCTACATATTTTTTTTCTAATATTAACTCTTCGGGCAGACCTGTATCTTCATTATATAATCGCACTCTAAGATGCTTAGGATACCATTCTAGAATTTCACCTACTCGGAGCGTTTTTATCTCGTAATTTCCTGAGATTGCAGGATTAAAGGTTGTCTCGACCGGAACTATCGCTACAGCACCCTCGTCAAATGTTGACATAACAATATCTTGTATAAACGCTTTACCTGTTTGATCTACGTTAGCCTCAACATTAAGCGCTTTATTTAATCCTGAATTAAGTGTTTCTACATACCTTTCATTATCATCTAACCGAACGTGTTTTAAAGATAAAGCAGCGACATCTATCGATATTCGATTATAAATCGATGTAACTATAGACTGTTCGGTAGACATCATAAATAAACCTCTGTCTGGGCGTACTGACGTGCCGCTACCTAGATCTCGATAATAGTCCGTTGGCTCTCGACCTCGAAAGGCATTCCACGCATGGGCTATTCTAACACCTATCGTTTTTCGCATATTCAACTCCTCGCCTTTATTCAAAATCATCTTTATTAGCTTTATAAGCTATGTACGCATCCATTAAGGCTGCTACATTATCAATCTTTTGGTCCTTTCGTTTCTTTAATAGTTTACGATTGCCGTTTGTATCTTCTAGAGTGACGGCATTACCCATCGTAAACGTCATTAATTCTTGATCGAACAAGAGCATGCGTTCTTCGGAGAGGATCTTTATTTCTCCGAGAGGCACTGACTCTGTTCTTGCCCCCTGAGGTACTTTCTCAATACCAAAAGCTCCATTTTCAGCTTCCCAACGAGTAACAAATTCTTTAGCGTTGTATGGGTCAAAGCCGAAACAACGAACTTCATAACTGTTATCATATATGAATTTATCTAGGTCATCATAGACTTCCATCATATCTAAAACAGTACAATCAAGTACTATCAGGCTACCTTCGGCTAGGAATTGGTCGTACTTCATTCGCATAGCTCCCGGTAGTTTCATTAACGTAAGTGATGATATATAAGATCTGGTCTTAACTCCAAATTCCCCACTCTTTAACGGGAATAAGAAAGTAAAAGCACAGAAATCATCACCCCGAGACAAGTCACCTCCCATAGCGCACGGCATAGACCAAAATTCGCGTTTGCGATGAGCTATAGTTTCTTCGTAAGTAAAGAAGTAAGTATAGCCTTCCATTGGTATGCCGAAACGTTTCGCCAGTATGTCATTCCTGCTTGCTGGTGCTTTTTCTGCTCTTTCTACGTCTAATTGGTAGGTTTCGTACGTCACCGTTTTACCCAAATTGGGATTAGCTTTTATCCACATCGATGGGTCTGAAACTTCTTGGATGTCGTCCAATTTGTAATGCCAAATAGACACATGAGGGTTTGTATAGTCGCCTTTTAATATGTCAAGTAATTCCATTTTGATTGTATCACCGCTGCTGTTTCGAACAGTACCCTCTGAGCTCATAGCTATTATTAAATAGTCATCAAGCTTGGATGCTCCCTGTTCTATAGCACCGATAACGTCTTCCCTAATGTCGCCAGAAAGCCATTCATCGACCGTAGACACTTTAGGGCGTAAACCTTGTAGTTTATCGATACTCATAGGACGAATTTCTAGTATTGACCCCGTAAGGAAGTTTTCAATTCCCTTTTTTGTCGAAGCTAACTTAACCCTATTAGCGCGATGCCCCGTTGTGTTTTGAAGAGATCCACTGGTAAGGAATTTGAATAGTGGTCCTCGTGCTCGAGTTATGGAGGTCCTAAGTGGTGACATAACTTCTTCGGCCTGCTTCATGGTTGGACCGGTTGTGATTTGTTGTGTCGTTGAGGTGTCTACATTTAAGAAGAAGCTTTGTATGCATGAGCCATACATCGATTTAGCTGCCCCTCGGGCTACTATTAAGTATTGTTTAGTGACTAAACGCTTCTTAACCGTTTTACGTACGTAGGAACCTCCATGATTATCTGGAGATGGCTGATAGACACTGCGTTCGACGTAGTAATACCATCCGAAAATTTGTTCAGACCATAATTTAAAACTATCGAGTAAATGTAAATCGGCTCCATCAGTAAGCGTTAATTCGTTTTCACAGTAATCAATAAAACCGTTAACCGCTTCATCATCATAATAGATTCCCGGATTAGAAATTAAATCATCAATACGATTCATCTCCATGGATATTTCTTTATTTACAGGTATGTCTCCACGGAGTACCTCTTCTCGAAATTTACCATAATACTTCGGCGTTGCCGTATTCGATAGTCCCATATTATCACCTTCTAACTAGTTGCTCGATCTAATACCGACTCAAGACCTTTAGTCATATACTTTGATACATAAGCCGTAGCTGTCTGTTTTGCTGCGTTAGTAAATATATCTGTGACGATTTTTGAACCAACACTTCGATCTTTTTTAGTTAATTGTTTATATTGTTTTTCCATTTGAAGCCTCGTGAGCTTCTTTCGTAATTGCTCATCGGATAATCTTTTTTTTGGTTTAGTTTTTGGTTTAGTTTTTGGTTTAGCTTTGGTTGTTTTTTTAGTACTAGGTGCTTTTGTGGACGTAGTTTTTCTACGACCCCATTTCATGCCAGGAACTCCAAAATGTTCTAAGAATTTGTCATCGGTCATTAGGTTACCACCTCCCTCTCTATTTGCACATTAATTTTCCACTCTAAGGCTAAAATTTGTTTATTGATGGACTCAATAACAAAAGATGTTTGTGGGGGATCAAACGCTAAACGTACTTGTAAGTATACATACGTTTTAACAGCCTCTACCGATATGTCACTAACTCCTAATAAATCCTCCCATTTTGATACTGCATCGGTTATCGCAAAACCATCTTCTGGACCAACCCCTAACAGGTTTACAGACATAAGAGAAGTATTGATATGCATGATTATGTCATCATCAAAATGTGTATAACTAGCATCCATACCTAGTAGTTTTTTAATTGACGTGAGTATACTATCCATAAGTTAAACTTTTTCAATGAAGGTGTCAAATACATAACCCTCAATTCCTGTTTCAGTCATTATGCTTGTCCATCCATTAAGCAAATAATCCACAAGTGTAACTTCGTCCCCACGATTAAGCGTCAATAATTTCTTAAACTTTCTACCCGGTTTTGCTCTTACGTATAATCGATTACAACCTATAACTTTAGCTTTTCCAACTGCAAGTTTTACATCTTTATCAAGTATTAAGGGTATTGCAGGTGTTGAAGTTAGATCGTCATCCATTTGGTCTAGACCATTAACGGCCATGCTTTCTTTTAACATTAGATTTTTCCTCCTTAATCGCCCAGGGTGTAGTGTCGTTTCTACTACGCGTTACTGGTAAGTGCGATGATAATTTTTTGACACCATAATGAATCGCATTATGTGTACTTAGTCTTGTACAAATTAATCCTTCAGGATCAAAGACGCGATCATCCCCAGCTTCTATTTGTTCAAGTGATATTGGATTCATATGATGTACTACTATACTATCATAGATTTCGTGGTCAAACACGCCTAAATCGCAACCGTGATCTCTAATTATAACTTTGTCTCTAACTGATAACCATCTGTTAGACCGATAAAGCATTTGATTTATGTGTCTATGACCACCCCAGACGTTTTCGCCTACGCTACCATTCAATTTTAAGTACTCATATCGCTCTTCGTGAGTTGCTAGTTTTTGTAAATCCGAATAGCATCTATAAGCCATACTAATCATCCTCTCTAGAATTACCACTATAAGCTTTCATAGCATCCAAGGCATTCTTATATAGTTCTTCAACTTTTTTACCCGATTGTATAGCCTCAGTTTTCGCTTTCATTAATTCTTTTTGTGATTCAAGAATGTCTTTCTCTAAACGATCTTTTGTTGAACCGAGTTTAAGAAAATGGGTAATTACTTGTGACGATGCTGTTCCATCAGCAAGTTGTTTTTCGGCTAAATCAGCAGCCATGGATATTAAACGATTTTCTACAGCTTCGGGTGTAGTGGCAGGAGGACGTACCTTTTTTTTCGACTGATCTTTTTTTTGCGAGATAGCCAAAGCCTTCACCCCTTTCGTTTGCATAGTGTTCATAGTTGTTATTGATATGTTCTAAGTACTTCCCAGACACTTTAAACTGACACACGACAAGATATTAACCCCCAAAGGGTTGACTCTTGAAAGGAGATAGGCTCACTAACCTATTTTTGTCTGGTCAAGCCGTGTGGCAGTTGAAAACATCTGGGAAATTGTCCCCCCGGGGCTTTTTTTAAG